TCTCTGGTGTGAACAGTGGTTGTTGTAACGTTCTCAACTGTAATCTCTTTCAATGATCATATCGATAAAATGTTTTGCCTTCTCGAGGCTTTCTCTACCGCCTTTGTCTTGATGTCTCACAATATACTTTATAGCTGAACCTTCAGCAAATAACAACTTGTTTTTATTGATGAATTCACTGGGCTGGATGTCGTACTTTTGATAGTGGTCGCCTCCTATCTGGTCATCGTATGGATTTGTCATGTCGAACTCCTTCTCTCACTTGTTGTGTTTTAAGATCTACGTAGATCATGTTAATAATATCTGTAAACTTTGTGTTGCGTCTAGTTCTGCCAATGCGTGAACCTTTTTTGGGACCACTCAGTCTGTAGTTTTCTGTTTTAACTTCCCAAAGTTTTATTTCTCCTGTTATGGAACTAAATGTAATTATGTCAACAGGCCCAGACCTGCTGACATTTGTAAATACATGTAGTCCTTTTTTTAAAAAATAAGTCGTAGCGATTGATTCCGATGTTGCACCCTTGGTATTAGAATCAAATGATATAGGCTCTGTCATAATTTTTTGGCTCCAGTATGTGTAGAGATTTTTTTGCACGTGTGACCGCAACATAAAACAAACGATGTAGTTCGTCTGGATCGCGATCGTCCTTCTCAACGGCAGCTTTTGTAATGTCTGGTAACAACAAGACATTATCTGCCTCACCTCCCTTTGCACCATGTATTGTTGACAATGTTATTCTTGGTGTTTGTGAAACCTTTTCTTTATTGGCTAACATATTTCGTATATAATTCTCTGTTTCTGTATCCAAACCTGCAAAGGCTTTGTACCAAACATCTTTTGTTTGTAATCCGTGGTTCTCGATGCACTCTTCAAGAAAATAACCATCCTCTTTCTCGTCCATAGTTTTACCTCTTTGATAACCTTTGGTTACATTATCGCCCAGGTATGAATAAATATTTTTGATTGATGGAACAGGTAGTGCGTGATCAAACTTTCTCCACTTCTCCCAAGTTTGTATTGCCAATAGTAAATCTAACTTTACAGAATTTTTACCTTTGTGTGAATAATACCAACCCTGCAGCTCACATAAATCTTTGATGTCATCTAAAAAGTGATTTGCTGATGACAACACGAGCCACTCTCCTTGTGACATGTTAACCTGTGTGACGTCAGAGTATCGTGTCAAGTCGCCTAGCTCTTGTCGTGGCATGTAGTCTTTGCTGTATCTGTTTGTAACTTTTTTAATAATGTCTTGTGATAGTTTGTGTATCGGGCCACCTGGTATGCGATACGATTGACTTAATGTATCCACGTGATCTACTTCTTCTTTAAGTGCAATAAAAGTATCAACGTCAGCGCCAGCCCATCTAAATATAGCTTGATCATCGTCCCCTGCAATGTAGGTCTTGTTTGCTTTCGACCATAAAGTCCTGACCATTCGCCATTGTAAAGGTGAGAGGTCCTGTGCTTCGTCAATAAATAATACGTCAAAAGACGGTGATACATCTTGTTTAATAAATTGTTCCAACAAGTCATCGTAGTCCACTAAATTTTTTTCTTTTTTATACCTGATAAGTTCTTGATCTAAAAGATATAATAGATCCCGTTCAATGTCCAGGGTGTGATTATAATTATCATACTCTTCTAGAACCGGTATTTCCTTCACCCGAGATCTATTTATAATTCTTAAGTATTCATTGTCTGAGCCGAATATACCATCCTCTTCACTATACCACGCTGTCTTTATAGGTATGCCACACCTTTGACCAAAGTCTCTGTAGTCAGCGCTTTTCATTATTCTTTCTTTTTTTACACCTAACATTCTAAATGCAAGTGAGTGTAACGTCCTAAAGTATGGTATCTCTTTAGACTCCAACATAAATTTTTCTTCTGCTCTACGTGTTGCTTCCAAAGCAGCTTTTCGTGTAAAAGAAAAATATCCTATCTTTTTTATATCTATGCCTGCTCTTAAAAAATCATCAACTAGGTCTAGAAGTGTTGTTGTTTTGCCAGTGCCTGGTGGACCTAGTATAATTGTTTTCATGCAGTGGCTCTATTTCTTTTTAGTCTTTGTTTTAAAGTTGTTCGTTTGTCTTTAAATACGATTGATTTTCTTTTGTAATATTTAGAAATGTTCGCATCATAAAAAGATTTAAAAGTTGCTTGATAGTGAAATCTTTGTAATTCTAAACCTTCTTCAGAGTCTCTGTCAACCCAGCTCTCTGAAGCAAAGTCGTATAATTTTTTACTGGTGCCAAAATGATAGGCGTATTTAAAAAAATATTCTTCGACATAGTCTTTAAAATATTCTTCATCTAACAATCTTAGCTTTTGAGCCATTCTTAACCCAGAAACTTCTCTTGTTCTTCCGACAACTTTTAAATGTTCTTTAACCCAATACTCTTTAAAGAACCTTGCCTTAAGTCTTGCCATTGAATTATTAGGTTTATCTACATACTTTACTAGATTTGGAAGAGTGTTAGGCGTCATATTATTTTACCTTTCCTCATTATTCTAGGAGCAGCTAAAACATAATTTTTATGTATGGCTCCGTATTCTTTTTGTCCTCTATAATGAGATCTTACGGAAGTAATATCACCTTTTCTTAATCTTCGAATGTGTCCTCTTACAGAGTGGTAAGGTATAAGTCTTTTTTCATGTGGTTCATCATCAGAAACATCACTCGTATAAGTGGTATCTTTTTCTGTTCTGTATTCATCGGGTTTTATGTAAACAGTTTTACTTTTCCATACAGGAACAAACTCATCTTCACTGGTCTCTTCACTTTTAATTTTAAACGAGGTTGATGGTTTTTCATTCTTTGGAACTATGTCACGGATACTTGCGTTCTTATCTGTGTGACTGTTTAATTGTATAAAAGCACTGTGAAAATTGTCCCCACGGGTTGATATGGGGCGAGCTACATTAGAGGCCCATATAAAATGTTTACCGTGACTGGTCCAATTTCTTTTAAAATCTAAAGGCACTATGATACTAGTTTTTAGTAGATACTGTTTTTTAGCGACTATTACACCGTCCATTACAAATAAGGCCCTATGATCATATGTTACAGTGTTTTTCTCTATGTTTTTTTCCCTATACTCAAATAAATGAAACGCTATATATCTATCGTCAGTATTGCCAAATCGTTTTTGAAAACCACGAGTTTGAAAAAGTATTTTTTCAAAAGGCAGTAGACCTAAACCTTCTTGCATGTGCTTTTCTATACACCTTTTATTTTCTTTTTTAGATTCTTGTGACCAATTGGTATCATCCATTCTAAACTTTTCAGCTTTTTGTGCTGTCTTGATAAAGTCAAACAAATCATGTTTTTCTTTTGCTTTAAACTTAGAATTGTCTTCCCAGTCTTTTTCTTGAAACATATCAATAATTTTTGATGCATTAACAAAATTTTGTTTATTAAACCCTTCTGTTAAATCTCTTTTCCATACTCCAGGTCCAAGTGCGGCTAGTCCCTGATAGCTAATTATTTCTTTTTTAAGGCTCTCAGCATACTTTAAAGCAGCGTCTGTTTGCCTTTCACTCTCTCTAATTTTACTTGTGATTTTGGATATTCTTCTTACGGCTTTGGTATCATGTTCTTCTGAACCAGGATCTTGTATTTCTTTCATTATCTCACTAATCGTTTCTTCGTTTAAATGTTTAAGAAGTGCTTTGTGAAATCTTCTTTTTCCTGCTGACATTAAAATGGTGCCTCCTCATAGGTTACTTGACTTATAGATACTTTGTTTTTTTTCATTGCTTTAATTTTAACTAATCTTGGTGTTTGGTTTTTTAAGGACATCCTTATTTCATCTATAAAAAAATCTAGTTGCTTCATTAAGTTGCCTGTTTTTGTTTTGTCCATCTCCCAGTTGTTGCGTTTACAAAAAGAATAAAAATCATCCATTCTAAAGTAAGTGTGGTCTTCATCCGTCCAGGACATTTTATTAAGTATGTCATCTTTTGTTCGCGCAGCTGGTCTGTTAACAGTAAAGTCGTAAAGCAGGTTAACAATCTGATTCGTTGGATCTAAGGATTCTAAAGGTTCTATTTGCTCTAGATTGTTCATTAAAGTTTTTAAGTATACCTCTCTCCAGTCTTGAGCTTTAGGTATGGGTGATACGATATTAGCTTGATCAAGCACTGCCAATGCAAATAAATTAGGATTGTGTAATTGTTCTGTTTTAAGTTCTATGCGTTTACCTGCCACATTTAAAAACCACTGTGGTGGATTAGATGTTATCTTGGTTAGTGTATCCAACTCTGGCATTTGTTCCTCTTCAAAACCAACACCAAACTTTTTAGTTCTACATTTAGCCGCGTTGCACACACCACATATCGGTTGCTCTTTACACCTATATTTATCATAACCACGTTTACCAACAGACTTTATTAACTGCTGCACCTCTTGAAAAGATAGTGGTGGATTCATATATTTTTGATTATCAGACATCAACATGTCTTCCCAGTTGTCTGGGTTAGCTTGCTTATGATACACAGCTACATTAAACAAAGCATTGTTTCGCGATCCTTCACCAAATCCATCTTGTGCCAAAGTATTTAAACATGGTGGGCCGTCTTTAAAAGCATCGTTGCTTTCTGCTTTTTGTTTAACAATAATATTTTCTATTTGTTCTTTTGTCTGTACCCACTCATCATATATAGAATAGAATGATTCTAAACTAGCAGCTTCACCACCAGCCTTAAAAGTATACCTAAGTCCTCTGGTGCCACCATGATAAGGTAGGTTTAAAAAGTTACCTGTGTCTCCACGTTCAACTAGTATCTCTGTTTGTTTTGGAAAGATCTCACTACCTGCATAACCCAA